ATCCCTTTATTCTTATTTTGGCGGCTAGATATTATTCTAACGTAAGTCCAAAATATGTAGTAAAGGAGAAACCACTATATGGATTTCTTAAAGATGGCGCCTATCGTGGACCTTCTCTTATTTCTGTTTGGCATATTCTGGGTGGATATCGCCGCATTTCTTCAAAAAATAATTGCAAAATGCAATTCAAAACTGTTTAGTTTTTTTACGGCAGTGCTTATATATGTACTTTTGATACATATCAAGAAATAAGAGACACAAAAAGACCGGACTAGCTACCCGGTCTTTTTCAATTTGTAAATCTTTTATTGCGCCCCAATCTGAGCACCACCAAAGATTGAAGAACAACATTTTTCATCACCCTGGGGGATTTTAGGGGGAAAGAGCCGCCGGCCTTTAAGCCTTTGGCTACATTCTCATTGTATAACGAAATTACCGAAATATCCGAAAAATCGTCATGTAATTTTCATCTTTTTCAGATAAGCATCCCTGATACATACCCTCGGATAATCTTCATTGTGCGGCATGCCGATCTGCTTCGCAATCGCCTTCCACGTCATGTTCTGTTTGTAGAACATCCGGAACACGCATCTGGTCTGTCCGTCCTTGATGTCATCAATCCACTGGTCCATGGCTTTGACCTTTTCTTTCTTGCGCTCCAGTACCTTCTCCCGCCGGTCATACTTCTTCTGATCAAAACCTACAACACTCTGTGGTCTGGGATAACCGGTCTGGTAATCGAAGATCGTATCATTCCCCAGTCCCGCCTCTGTATTCTTCATCATCAGAAGTTCTAGCTCCAGCACTGGTATTTCCTGTTTCAACTTCCGGTACCGGTCCAGCATCTCTCTGGTAACCTTAATCCCCATCAGTCCCCACCTCGCATTAATGACTGTAACTGTATGTATGATGGTGCCATACGGAAACCTTTTTCGTCCTTCAAAAGGACACAGTGCTTATACAGCTCAATAACAGTATAGATTCTCTTTACTTTCTTAGCCGGCTTATGCTCTTCTTTGCACGTTTCAATGATCGCGATCTTCTGTCCACGTTTCAGGCCATGTTCCTTCTCACGTAACTGCTGCAGTTCTTCCCAGTGAGCTCCCTTCATAGCCTGTCCGGAAGTCGGATCCTGATACCCTTCATGATTCTTGTATATCATTTCATCATCTCCTCTCAGTCAAGTGGTAAACCTACAAATAACGGCAGAATAAATGCAAATAAGCAACAAGGATTTTTAGTTGCAGATATTGCCGCAATCACTGCCATTGATGTACTAATCCATGCTACTGATTTTGCCATTGCTCGATTAAAATCCATAAACTCACTCCTATAACTCACTCCTATTCCCAGTCAAGTTTTTGTCCACATTTATTGCAATACAGACTTGATCTATACACCCCTTCTGCACTACAAGTAGGACACTCCCCCTTTGTTGTATAATATCTACCTGAAAAATCAAAAATACTTTTCATGTTTTTAGGTTTCTTAGGTATCTGTTTTTCATTAATCACACTACAGCACGTCAATCCTCTCTTCTGAATGTCATATTCAAAATTGGGTGCTGTTCCGTATTCTGAGCTATAAAAAATCCCTACAAGAAATGGTATCCCTTTCCATCTGCCTATAGATTCACACTTGATGATTCCATACACCTCTAAGCTTTTACACCATACTGGTTGCCCTGACATCTGTTTCAATTCTTCCAGTGTTAATTCGTTCATTTCATCATCTCCTTAAAACGTTCTTCTGCTTCCTGTCGGTTCGCATGTACAATCTCACGAACCTTCCCATCCTTCAGGTAAAACACACTATTGTCAACAAGTTTCGGATAATGAAGTTCTTCCCATTCTTCCGGAAGGCTATCTGTAATAGCTGGGCAGTTCTTGTATAATATACACTGATTACATGTCCCATCATCCGAAGCTTCCTGCTGTTTGCAGAACTGGATCAGCGTATTATATGCTGCCAGAGCCAACTCCGGCGTAATGTCCAGCTTCTCTGGTTCTACATCTTTGATATCGTATACTTCTATCATTCCACACACACCTCTCCAAAAAAGAAATCAGCCAAACACTGTTCTTTACCAACATCGTCTTTAAAATAAAAGTCAGCAACATCACCATATCCTTCTACTTTATAGATTTCATATATTTTTCCAGGTGTTACATTTTGAACCTGTTCAACACCTGCAGTTCCATCAAAGAATTTCTTTACATGATCATTTTGTGCTATTCTTGCTTTAAAGTTTACATTATATTCTCCAGTAAACGGATGGCTATCTAAATCACTGTAATACTTATAATCATTCATGTCTGTTTCTCCTTTTCTTACGCAAATCTCAGTTGTCCGCCATTCTCTTCTTTCATCCTGTCCACTCGGCAGATAGGATTTCTGGTAGCTACACAAAGTTCTGGCAAATTACTTCTTACCAATGCTGCCGGTATCGGTGGACATACTGCATTCCCGCATCTTCTGACCTGTTCGCTTCTTGGATATTTCTTTCCAGTGTAATCATGATCAATTATGTAATCATCCGGGAAACCCTGGCATCCATACAGTTCGCTTGGCTCCAACATTCTAAGTCCAATGTCTACAATCTGATACTCTGTCCCGGCAATTACTACCAATCCAAAACGATCCTGTGCAGTTATAGTGTCAAGAGGCTCTTTTACACTCTGTCCTGTACCTGCTCCATAATATTTTGTCAGAAAAGCCCGTACCTCTCCAAAATGCCCCGGTGACGTTGTGATTGTGTGCAAAGGTTCTCTGAGATCCTGCCCCGTACCTGATTTATAGAATTTACTCAAAAACGATGTAACCAGCCCATATCTGTTTGAACTATCAACAGTCATAACCGGATCAGCTATTGTCTGTCCTCGCACCTCTCCCTGCACTGTTTCGGAATGATACTGAATCAATAACGGGCTGATTACACATTGCTGATTTCCGGTTGTAATGGTATGTATAGGATCTTTACAACTTCCTCCCGAATGATTTGTTGTATTGGTTCCCATATACGGTGCAAGCGTTGGTTCGACAATCCCATATCCGTGTTTTCCCGTAATAGTTGGCATTGGCTCTTTTATATTGTTTGGTCTGCGCTTTCCACCGTGATTACACTGAACGATAAACGGCTCTGGATTCTCAAGAACAAACTTTTTCAGCCCTCTGGCAATTCGTTCCATTGTTTTTGGTGCAAGTGGTCTCACTGCACGAATACCATATTTTTCCTTGATCTGCTCAGATGTATCAAAAATTGAAGGACATGGTCTGTTGAAATCAATCTGTGTATATGCTCCGATATAAGGTTTGAGACTACCATTTCTCACCGCTTCACTGTCTGCCGGTCCGTGTGTTGGCTTTGGCCACACAATCGGTTTGCCGTCACACCGGGCGATCAGAAAGAACCTCTTTCGCATAGTTGGCGCGCCATAAGCCGCAGCCACCAATTCACAAAACTGAACCTCATAGCCAAGATTTGTAAGCTGCTGCACGAATTTCTCGAACGTCTTTCCCTGTTTGGATTTGATCGGATGTTTTCTCCGGTTAAGCGGTCCCCAGGTCTTAAATTCTTCTACATTCTCCAGCATTATCACTCTTGGCCTTACAAGCCCCGCCCATCTGCACGCTACCCAGGCAAGACCTCGGATGAATTTATCCTTTGGCTTTCCGCCTTTCGCCTTGGAAAAATGCTTACAGTCAGGTGAAAACCACGCAAGTCCTACCGGATGACCCTTACAGGCTTCAACAGGATCAACCTGCCACACATCCTCACAGTAATGTTTCGTGTTCGGATGATTTGTCTTATGCATCCGTATAGCTTCAGGATCATGGTTGATTGCTATGTCAACGCTATATCCCGTTGCCAGCTCAATACCTGTAGATGCACCGCCGCCACCGGCAAAATTGTCCACAATTAATTCTCCATGAATCATTTGTTCAAGAAGCCCGGTATACCCTTGCCCCGGCCGGAGGCTGGCTCCTTTCTGTTTATTTCTATGACCCCTTCATTACGAGTGAAGTGGTCTCTTATCTCATTGTTCTCCGAAAGAACTGCCTCAACATGGCATCCTTCCATGATTCCTTATACTGATCACAGGAATCGTCATCGTGGACCAGTGTTCCTTTACGGTCACACAGCCCATCGTCATTCTCAATACATGTTGCACATGTCTTATCCATAAGCTATCCCTCCTGTCCTTTATTCAATAACTGCTTCTCATAATCATTGAAATCATATTCTCTCTGTTGAAAGTTATT